CCTGAACAATCTATGACTGGTAAATATTTTTCTAGCCCTGATGAGAAAACAGGCGAGAAAGTTGGCGACATAGATTTGGATTCGATACCTATGCCTAGTGGCGAGGTTTGGGATGCTCAAGACGATGAAGGTAAACCTTTATCGGAATCTGAGATAACCGAACTTCAGCAAGAAATCCAAAGAGCGGTTTCATTAGCGGATAAGCTTGAGAAAGCAATGTCTTGCGATGGTACTTCATCAATGGGCGGGCGAATGGATACTTTGAAAGAAGTTAAAGTTGATTGGAAGGATCAGCTAAACGACTTTTTAGAATCTACTATCGCCAATGACTATTCATGGTCTAGGTTGAACAAACGTCATCAATGGCGCGGTGTCAATTTGCCGAGCAAAACAAAGTCTCCGAATGGTGGCGAGTTAGCGATAGCAATTGATACTTCGGGATCGGTATCCCAATACGAACTCAACATGTTCGCGACTGAGATACAGGCAATGGCTGAGGATTGCGGGTTGGAAAAAATCCGAGTCTGCTATTGCGATACTGTTGTTCGCAAAAATGCTGAGGGCGAATGGTGGGATACTTACGATCTTGATCAGGGCGATGAATTGAAATTGATTGTGAGAGGTGGGGGCGGTACTCGCTTTGATCCTCCCTTCAATCTTTTCAATGAGTACACCGATGATGCCGAAGACGTTCAAGCATTCATCTACTTCACTGATGGATGGGGAACTGTGGATTCCAAGTTGGAACCCGATGTCCCTGTCATATGGTGCGTAACCGAAAAGAGCATGTACTCTGAAGGTTTGCCATTCGGTGAGGTTGTCTATGTTGATACCGAAAGTATGTATTAACCTCTAAAATCGCGATTTTGGGGGGTACCCAACATAAGGGGTACCCTCTAAAAACGTCTTAGATCGCATTACAGGCGGTCGAATTTTCAAAAACTGATCGGAAAATGTGTGTTTTCCCTGATGATGACTCAAAAGAGTCGAAATCGGTTTTCTAACTTTACTTAACTATTGGAGGATATTATGAGTAGAGAATTACTAGAGAACTCTGTCGAGAGTTTGATAACAGTATGCAATGACATCTATAGACATATAGATAGATCGGAGCGCGAAGAGATATCGGATGTTGATTTTGAGTTGGTCAAAACCTTTAACGCATTGGTAGCGATCAATCAAAGAAACATCGATGTGCTTTATCCGAATCGCACAAAAGGCGAAGTTAAAACTTTGGCATTTAGGAATGTCCGAAAAGATATTCGGGAGGTGTCTAATGGCTAAGTCATACGATATAGCAGTTTGGAACATACAATTCTACAAAGTAGATGAAGATGGTAACGAACTAAGAAACCAAGATGGAAGCGTAAAGCTTTTTGAACTAAATCGTGAACATGACTGTTCTTTTATTGCTGATGGAACAACGCATGAAGATTTGGAGGAGGTGTCTAATGGCTAAACCTCAAACAATCATACCCTCAGAAACGTGGGTCGAACTTTACGCTACCTTAGCGAATTACGTTCTAGAGTATTCTTCTCTCGATCCAATTTGGATTGAAGATGAAGAAGGAAACGAAGTAATGACCGAAGATAAGCAAGCGGAGTTTGAATCCATAGTTGATGCTGTTGAATCAATTATGTCGGGTTCGGGATTGTCAAAGCAGTAAAATTAAGGCGGTAGTCACTATTAATTTAGTGGCTATCGCCTTTTTTTTTGGTCTAAAAAAAGTGAAACGAAATCAAATCACTAAACAAATGCGCGGGTGTCTAGCGTGATAGTCTAGAAAGATAGTCATTCCTCATCCCACATGATGCAAAGTGCGCCATAGCTACAAACAACGAGTACCAGAAGAATTCCTCCCAGGATTAGCTCAATCATAAATATTTACCAGTCTATTGTTTTGAATACACTGTAGACCATTTTGTAACTTTATCCACAGCTCATCCAGATTTGAGATGAATAGAAATATTATTTACCAATCTAGACATAGCTCTGAAAACACAACATCTTGTGTGTGTTGGTTGACCAATACACTATATGTAGTATTTTTCTTGCGTTATGCTATCAAGTGGGTTATATTCTTTTCATAACCTATTGGTTATATCCTCCAATCTACTAGAGTTAGATTAAAAAGTCCTTGGTCGGTAGCTGAGGCAATAACAAGAGGCGGTCTGTAAAAGGATCGCCTCTTTTTTTTGTCTACAACAAAAGTTGTAATTATCATATAAGTTGTCCTCTTTGGCTTCCTTGCAAGCCCTGAAAATATATATAACTAGTAAATATTTATTTGACGTAGCCCCACCAGCGTGTTTTTTCACAAAACAATTTGTATCTCTGAATAAGCGTGATTCTAGAAAGATAGTCCTTCATTGTTCCATGTGGAACATAGCATTCACATTGCTAGCGTTTTGTTATACAATCAAAACTCCTTTTAAAAGGAATATTTATGTTTGCAGTAATAAGACATACATTCGAGATCGTTAATCCCGAACCTGAGAATCCAAAGTCTTACAAGATAACTGGAGATTGGAAGCATTATGTTTGGATGTTTGATAGTGAGGAAGATGCGATGATGTTTGCTATCTCCTTGCTAGATTCGCCTCTTTTGCAAGCAAATGAAGAATACCTTGCTCATGCCATAGAAAGTTTACAAATGAATAGATATTGGCAGACAGGCAGAGAAAGCGTGGCTATTGGCAGTGTAGTTGAAAGCCCTGAGATAATTTATGGAGACCCTAACGATGACAGAAAAGACAATATTCATTAGATGCTCGCACGAGACTAATGATTTACTAGATAAAATAAGAAAGGCAGAAATGCCTCCGCGATCAAGAAACAGTCAAATAATCTACTTAATACACAAAGAAGCAGAGCGACTTGGTGTTGAGGCAGAGGCTAAAGCAGAACCAGTTGAAGAGCCTGTAAAAGAGGCAATCGAATCTGAACCTATTAAATCGGGTTTAGGAGGGCTTGCTGAAAAAGTGAGGCGGGAGAATCTTCGTTAACATAGTAAAAATTTAGCAACGAATCTGCACAAAACCGAACTAACTCAACATCTTCCATGTTGGGTTTTTTTGGCGAGTCACACATAAGAACCCAAAACCTACCTTCTTTTTCATTACCGCATTCGTTTCTTAAATGTCTTTGCACGTTGATCAGAATGCAAGACCTTGGAACTGGGGAAATATAATATTTACCAGTTGATAATCTCTCATCCATCTGCGGGCGCGACATGTGCATCGCTTTAACGATAACACCTAAGTATTTATCACATGCGCTGTGCTGTCTTGCGTTGAGGTCTCCATCTTTGTAAAGCACATCTATAAAATGTTGATCGAAAACTATGGCTCTACCCATGTTTCCCTTCTCGAACTTGGCAATACCGATTTTATGTCGCTCATGTAGGTAAGGATTACCCACATCATTAACATGGACTTTAGATGTCCCAATCGAAGTCGTCTTCAATTTCTTGCGCTTCTTCATATCTCCCATTTAAAGGGTTAAATGTTAACGATGTACTACCTACTTTTGCTTGCCAACCCCATCTTGCTTTCCAAACATGTACCTCCACGTTACTTTCTCCTCTGTAAACTGTCAAGCCAAGGTCTGCTTTTGAAAACCAAGCCATCGACTTTGCAATGTCTACACCAGTTACCACAGACTTCTTTCCGCGCTCTGCGGGTTTCGTGGGATGCGCAACAAAAAAGCACAAAATGTCGTGTTGCTTGCAGAACAGTTGCACCTTCGTCAACATATCTGAAACCATGTCTGACTCTAATCCTTTGTATTCACTATGTATGAAGTTGAAGGGATCAATGACTAGAATCCTGATGCCATATCTCATAACAGCACTAGCACCTTTCTCTAGTATTGCCTCTATTGTTGGCATACCGCCATCCATATAGTCTTGGAATAGTATGTGATCGTTTATCCAATCTTTGGCATAGTCTTTTTCTTCTTGTGTCATCCTTGGGTTTTGTCCCTCAAAGAATGGTTTACCAACCAAGACCTGTGCTAGTTGCACCGCATGCAGTGAGGGTGGTTTTTCAAACGAGCAGTAACATGTTTTCCATCCGTAGGTCTTGCCTACGTTTACGATTAACTGGTCTAGAAAAGCTGACTTCCCATCTCCAGGGTAGCCAGTAACAATATTTAAATAACCAGTCTGTAGTGTGAACAAATCATCTACTGACCGAATGCCAGTTGACACACCTTTGGGCTTGCCTTGCTCATACAACGATTGAAACTCGTCTGCGTAAAAATCAATGTTATTTAGCCCGTGAAGTGGTATTGGCTCCGCATTGATCACTTGATCCCTTACTGTTTCAACATCTGTATTAATCAGCAAATCATTTGCATCTTTGTGTCCCTTGTAATCGACTCTGAAACACTTAGCCTTGTTAAGCCTTCTAGATAGTTCGTCTGCTAGTACATCTCCCGCAGTATCCATATCAGTCGCTAGGATTATTCGCTTGGCATTCTCAAACTTCTCTCGCTCTTCCCAAACGTATTTGAATCTCCCATCCTCACTAGGATCAATCTTGGAATCAGTAATCTTGTTCGGTGCGCCATTGGGAACTGAATACACATCTATATTTGCATAGTCATTAAAAGCTTCTTTGATAGCCAAACAATCCATCTCCCCTTCGGTGATCACTATCGTATCCGCAATCGTATCTATGCTGTCGTTGTGTACCTGTCTGCCCCAAAGCTTGTTCGCTGAGTTTTCCCACCAAAAGTCTTTTGTTCCATTGGCGGAACGCCACTTCACCGCTTCACAATCTGCGGAATCGGCTGAAGGGTAAGTAAAACCAATGACTGGTTTATTATTTTTTTCCAGCAGGACGGCACCCAGGGACTCAGCCGTTCCTATTGTTATCCCTCTTTTCAGTAACCACTCCTCTGCTTCTGTACTATTCCCGCCTTTAATTTGCACAGGTTTTTTTGGTTCAGTGCCATTACCAGATAGTTTTTTATTCATGGGTATTATTTTCCTCTCTAAATTTATCAAGCCCTCAATACCGCAATGATGGCAGTGATAAATAATCTTTGACCCGTCAGAGTTGACGGAGAGAGGCTTGTCTCTTCTGTTTTTAGTTCTTGTGTGTTGGCACGATGGACACGATATTTTCTTTTGTCCTGTGCCTTCTACTTGGTTGTAGATGGTAGCTTCTACATCCGACCATTTGCTTTGCTCTTGACCTAGCATGTTATTTCCTCCTATACTGTATATACTTACTACATAGTAGATACTTATTATTTATAAACTTAGTAAGTACATACCACTTAGTAGTTACTTACTAACAACATCCCTCCTAGCAAAATGATGATCAATGAGAGAAGCAATATCATTGGCTATCTGCTTGCGAGAAATTATTGGGTATTCCGATAAATCTTTTATGCTCTGCACGATTGATTTTGGATCAATCATGTTTCTAGAACACAAATCTGAAAAATCTTTTGAATGGAAATAAAGAATTGCCTCGTTAGATGGGTTAGTAGTGAAGCAAGCGGTGCGGGATGTAGCATCGA